TTTAAACTCAATAGAGAACGGGTTCCTGCCTGTTTTAATGTTAAACCTTAATAATGGTGTACCTGCTCCTGAAGAGAGACAAACGATAGAAGATTTGCTTTACGCAAAGTTTACAGGAACTAATAATGCAGGTAAGTTTATGGTTTCATTCAATGATGACCCTGCAACTAAACCAACTTTGGACGTTATTAATGTAGATAATCTGCATGAGAAGTTTAAGTATGTTGCAGAATATGCACAGGATAGAATATTAGTAGGACACAGAATTACTTCACCACTTCTTTTTGGTATCAGAACCCAAGCAAATGGTTTCTCATCTCAATCTGAAGAAATGAAAACAGCATTTAGTATCTTACAAACAATGACTATTGCACCATTCCAAAATATACTTATTAATTCAATGGATTATATTCTTCGTGAAGGTGGATATGGTGGAGAATTAGAATTATACTTTGAACAATTAACTCCATTAGTAATTCTTTCTCAAACTGCAGAAGAAACAGGTCAGACTGTATCACAGGTAGAAGAAGATGTAAATGATAGTATGGAAAATCCAGCTACAACAGAGGATGAAACAACTACTGATGTGCAAGAGATTAAACCAGATGAACCTATTTCAGCATTTAATATGATGGAATTTAACACAAAAGAATACGAAATTTATAAATAAAATAAACTATGGCTTACGCACTTTTTATTAGTAGAAACGATATAATCAAAAACACTCCATTACAGGGTGCAATTGATGCTGATGCATTACTTCCATTTATGAGAACTGCACAGGACAAATATATCAAAAACCTTTTAGGAACTGTCCTATTTGATTATTTGCAATTACAGATATCAAATGGAACACCTTTCACAGGGTATTACAAAGAATTAATGGATGAATATGTAAAACCAACTATGATTTGGTATGCATGTGTAGAATATATTCCATTCTCTTCTATTCAGTTTAAATCTAATGGTGCTGTAAAGCAAACATCTGAACAGGGTAATGCTCCTGATAAAACTGAAATAGATTATCTTCTTCAGAAAGCACAAGCAAATGCTGACTACTATGCACTTCGTATGCAAAACTATTTAATTTCATATTCACAAAATATTCCACAATACCTTGAGTCTGTTGGTAATCAAACACAGATATATCCAGACCAAACAAATCAATATTTTCAGGGAATACAATTATAATACATGCCAAACTATTTACAAAATAATCAGGGAGTCAATTATACACTACTCTATAATGTTTTAGAGTATTTTAAAACAATTGGAACTAATCATCCACAAATCGCAAAGGTAACAACTGGCGATATTCAGATTGTTGATGATAGAGAGTTTCCAATGTATCCACTAATGAATGTGAATGTATTAAGCACAACATTTAGTGGAACAACTTCTTTGCATGAGATACAATTGGTAGTTGCGGACAAGATTAAAAATAGACCTGACGAAAGTGGCACCGCAATCAATGTTGCAGAATATGATTGGAACCAACAAACAATAGATTTTTATGGTGTTGATGACACGGTAGATATTCTTGCAAATACACTTGCAATACTTAATGACCTTACATCATTCACACAATATTCAGTGCAATCATTTGATATTACAGATGATATACTAAATGAGCCATTTGTAGACCGTTTTAATAATGGTTTAGCAGGTTGGGTTTCAACATTTACACTTATTGCACACAACGATAGACCAAGATGTTTATATGACCTATATCCATCATCTTCTTATTATAACCATCCTAATTGTTAATGGCTAGAAAGAGACCTATTGCATTAGACCAGATTGCAAAGAGAATAAGAACTCTTGCAGCAACCATTGCTCCATACGATACAGGTAACTTATCCAATAAAATAAAATCCTATAATACATTGGATAGAATGGTTAAATGGAATGATAAAACATTTGATAGTAAGGTTACTCTTTTCTTTGCACCACCAGGTGCCCGATATGGACAATTTTGGAATAAACCATATGGTAGAGGTAAAGGAACAACTGCAACTATAAAAAAGAGATATCCTGCTAATTTTGATTATGCTGAAAAAGCATTTAAAGATAGTGATGTAAAACGATTATATAAAGCGTTTGCAAAATCAATAGGAAAAGAAATAGCAAGTGACTTAAGGAAAAGTGTTAGAACAGCATAACCATCAACTATTTTTTCTTACAAATCGGTTATATATTAAACATTAGTAATGGCTTTAACAATTGTTCAAACTCCTGCTACTTGTTCTCTAGCACAATCACCGATAGTATTTTCTGTTATAGAGACATCTGGCTCGCTTACATATAATAATGCGTTTCAATATATTTGTGATTTAAGTTATTGGACTGGCAGCGAAAGCAGTTCAGGAAGTGTGGATTATGTTCTTGCAAAATATCCTAATACATCTTTGTATGGAATATTTGATATAAGTAGAATTATAAATTCAACACTACAAGACCTTGCACAAGTTAATACTTCTAATGTAATTTTTTACAAAGTTGCATTTGGATGGCAGTATCTTTCAGGAAGTAGTTATATAACAAGTTCTTATGTAGGTTCATCTGTGTATAAAGCATTAGATGGATATGCAATATTTCAAGAACCAATTGGACAACCTATAAGTGCAAAAACTCCACATTGGCCACTAATGACAGATGGACCGGCAACACAATCTGCATTCACTACAAATAAAGGTGTAACAGGTGTGTATGTTGGTGTAGCAAATTCAGGCTCACAACCTAATAGAATAAAATATACTTCTGATATATCACAGACCGCATATTATACTTTGAGCGGGTCAACTTCATCTTCAGGTCAAATACAAAGTTATCCACTATTTCCTTCACAATCAGGATTTCCTTTAAGTGGTAGTTATTCAACTTATACAATACAAGCACAATCAGGCAGCACTGATTTAGGACAATCTCTAACTTATAATATAGTTTGTGAGCAAAAATATCCTAACATTCGTATCAAATGGAAAAACAGATACGGACAATTTGATTGGTTTAACTTTAATATGGTTAATAGACAATCATTCAATACAACGCGTAAAACATATCAACCTCAATTAGGAACATGGCAAGGTAGTTCATTACAATATAATAACTACGATAGTTCAATGTTAAATTATATATCTGACTCAACTCAAACAATTATGGTAAATACAGATTGGGTTGATGAGGCGTATAATGAAATATTCAAACAACTATTGGTATCTGATGAGGTTTATTGGATATATGATGAAGCGGATGGTGATTTAAGACCAATAACAATCCGAACAGATAGCATTACCTTTAAAACAGGTGTGGTAGATAAAGTAATCCAATACGCATTTGAATTTAATTGGGGACAAGCTTATAAACTTATTATCTAATGGGTATAATATCAACACAAGGTTTTGTTTATAGATTAATTGCAAATGGAGATACGCAATTAGACTTATTTGAAGATGAGGATATATTCTTGTCGGATAATGTTACAGGTCTATTTGATTTAGGCGTTCTCCCTGCAGACTTTACTCGTCAGATTACCGTCCCTGGTACAAAAGTAAATAATGCGTTCTTTGAGCATGTTTATGATATTTCAGTTGAAAACCCGTTCTTATTTGCAACAAATGAAAAAGTTCCATGCTATTTTGACTTCGGTGCTTTTATACTTGCTGATGGATATCTACAATTAAATAAAGTAAATGTACTTGCAAACAAATATATTGACTCATATGAGATAACAGTCTATGGTGGGTTATCATCATTTGCAAGACAAATCAATAGAAGTTTCTTAACTGAATTATCTACACTATCACAATATAACCACACCGCATCTTATGATAATATTACAGCAAGTTGGAGTGGTGGTTTATTCAATGGAAACATTGTTTATCCTCTTGCAGATTATGGAAGTGGTTATCAGTTTACACAAGGTAGTTTAGTTACCTATGGTATGAATACTTTGGATGGTGCATTGACAGTGCAAAACTTTAAACCTGCTATAAGAACTAAAGCAGTATTAGATGCAATATTCCAAGAAGCAGGATTTACTTATTCTTCTTCATTTATAAATGGTGGTGCTTTGGATGATGTGTATATGGTTTGTAATTATGCACTTAAATACCCAGAATTTAATGGTGTTGATTTGGAAACTTTTGGTAAAATAAAAGTAGGGCCAATATCAGGTAGTGGAATGACAGATGTAACTCTGGCATCAGGTAGTTGGACTACACTAAATTGGTACAACGAATTATCTGATGTACAAGGTTTTTATAATGATGGAACATATAGAGTTACTAAAAGAAGTAACCTTTCAGGCGTACTAAACATAAATGTAAATGTAAGTTGCTCTGTAAACAATATGCCAGGAACATTTTCGGCAAATGGAACATGGGGATTAAGAATGGTACAAACAGGTAGTTTTACTCCTGTTGCAACTATTGCATTACAATCATTTATTAATTTCTTTGACCAATTACAACAAAGTAGAACAGGTGGTATAAATACAACATACGAATTATCACAGCAATTTAAATTATTTGATATACCTGTTGGTGATTATTATTTTCAGATAAGACAATCTCCTAATAACGCACCACCTACATCGCAACCCCTTGTAACTCTTGACCCTGGTTCTACAACTAAATCTTATATAGAGGTAAAGCAAGTTGACCAAGCTGCAGATGGGCTTATTATGGATATACCTGCGAATATGCCTTTTGGTACAAATGGAATTAAACAAATTGATTTTATTGTAGGATTACAAAGAAAATTTAATTTAGTAATCTACCCTGATAAAACTAAAAATAGCCAATTTATTATAGAGCCATTTGTTAATTGGTATAAGCAAGGTGAGATAAAAGATTTTAATAAATACATTAATTTAGACCAAAAAATAGAAGTAATTCCTGCAAATAATCTTGCTGTAAACCAATTAAACTTTGGCGATACACTTGACCAGGATTATATTTCACAACAATTCAGTAAAGCAGCAAATAGAGAATATGGTAAAACATATTATACAGATACACAAAACTTTTTCTCACAAGGTAAGTTTGAAGTAAAAACAACATTTGCATCTTCACCTCTAATTAAAATAGCAGGTACAGGTCTTTCAGGAAGTGTTGGTGGTATTATTCCTCCTGTTATTTCTTATCAATATGTTATTGGTGATAGAGGATGGTATGATAATGCATCAGCATGTTCACAAACTTATTACTATCCAACTATTGTATATGCTATTGAAAATGACCCACAAAATGTTACTCAATTGTATGCAGATAGTAATTTAACTACCGTATTTGATGGTGGTTTCTCTTATTGGAAATTTGGTTATCCTTATTTCTTCCAAAAATATTCAGCATTTATTGACTCTACTGGTCAAGTTTCATTATTACAATCTTGCTAATATGTCACAGATAATTCCTATAAACATACCAACTTACATTTCCGACCAGAATTATAATCCTAGTCGTGTTTTACCACGTTTGTTTTATTATAATGGTTTGGTTGATTGTGAAACTTACTATATAGAAAGTGGGTCACTTACTCAATCAGGAGTTACTTATGCACAAACGAGTTTTCCATATTTTGATAATTACAATGTAGTAACAGGTAGTTTCCCAACAGCAGGAAGTAAATCACTTCTTTTTAATAACGAAGCAGTTGCATATGGTGCTTTACCTTCATCATCGCTTTTTTTAGAATATTGGGACAGTTATGTTTCTCTTCTATATAATCCAAAAACAAGATTAATAAATTGTTCAGCAATCATTCCTCTTGCAGATTATTTCAAAATGGAACTTAATGATATTGTAGAGTGGAGAGGTAATTATTATCACCTTCGTGCAATAAACAATTATAATTTATCTAACGGAGAATGTCAATTACAACTATTAGGGCCAATATTAGGAGATATAATGGGTGGTATTTTACCAAAAGATTGTGGATTTAATTTTGTAGTTGAAGATGCTACCGAATACCTCATAACATATTATATATTTGCAGGAGGTGGAGGAGGTGGAAGAGCCTCAACACCTGCAGGTTATGCCGGAGGCGGTGGAGGTGGTGGAGTTATTAGTGGGTCTATGTTTATACCAACCGGAAGTGCATTTCCAATTGTAGTTGGTAGTGGAGGAACAGGATTTATTGCAGGTGCAGGCCCTGGTGGTAGTGGAAGCGTTTCTTCTGGATTTGGATATACCGCATTAGGCGGAGGCGGAGGTGGCGGTGGTGCCACACCGAATGGTGGTGATGGTGGATGTGGAGGCGGTGGTGCTTACAATGGACAAGGAGGAACAGGAAGTATGGGATATAATGGTGCTGCTGGTGAAGCCAACAGAGGTGGCGGAGGTGGTGGTGGAACTGCAAATGCAGGAACCTTACCTATTGCAATAGGTGGTGGTAATTATAGAGGTGGAACAGGTGGTGATGGTATTAAATTTGGAATACCTGCGTATCAAATCACTTCTTCATTTTATTGGGGAGCTGGCGGTGGAGGAGGTGGTGCACAAGCAGTTGCAAGTTCTTGCGGATTAGGAGGCTCTCCTACCTTTGCCGGATATATGGGTGGTAAAGGTGGTGGGAATACAAATTGTAACCTCGGTGGAACAACAGCTATGTCAGCAACTACAGGGCAAGGATTTGCTGGTGGTGGCGGAGGTGGTGGTGCTGGTACATTTAGTGCAGGTAGAGGTGGTAATGGAGACCAAGGTTCTGTATGGATTAGTTATTCAGGAAATGTTCAAAGAGGAACTGGAGGAACGGTCTATATTTCAGGAAGTTTAGTTTTCCATCAATTTATGTCATCCGGAAATTATAATTCATAATATGGTATATTTTGCTAAAATAGAAAATAATATTGTAACTAATGTTATTGTTTTAAGTGATGAAAACAAAAACAATGGTGCTGAATACATACAAAATGTATTGAGATTATCAGGCGAATGGATAGAAACATCAATAGATAATCAATTTAGACAATGGTATGCAAGTCCAGGATTTATTTATGATAGAGAGAATGATTTATTTTATCCTCCACAACCAACTCCAAGTTGGGTGTTAAATAAGGAGAGTTGGATTTGGGAAGCACCGATACCATACCCTGAAGATAATGAATGGGTATATTATTGGGAAGAAACAGAATTAAATTGGATTAAAGGACATAAGATAGAAGATAATAGCTAATATAACAAAACAAATAAGATTAACAGAAAAAGGAAACACGTCAGGGCCAAACTATGACATATTTTATTCTTTGGATTGTGTTAATTATTTGTATGCCACAGGTGGTATAAATGCATACTTACCATTTCCAAATTCCACGGTTAATGTTGAATACCCTGAAAGTTCTTCGTGTATAAAATTAGTAGATAAAAGTCCACTTTGTAATAGCGGTAGTGTTATTGTAGTTGTAGGAACTACTTCAACAACAACAACTACGACAACGACATGTGCACCATGTTGTACAGGAAGTATAACATCAATTACAGATGCTGGTGGTGGAAATATTAATATTGCATTCCAAACGGGCTCTTGTGGTGGTTGTATCGCAACTACAATCCAATCTTCAGCTGATAATATAACATGGGGTGGAAATAATACGGCAGGTTGTACTTCTCCAAGAACAATTACAGCTCCGACAGGGTCTAGATATTATAGAATAATTACCGTATGTTCAACAGGATGTGAGTCAGAACCATCTGATAGTGTATTATATGTTTCAGGCTCGACTACGACTACTACGACCACATCAACTACAACCAGTACTACAACAACCACAAGCACTACATCAACAACGACTACAGCTGCACCTTGCTTATGTTATCTAATATTTAATGAAACAGGTGGAAGTTTAACTTATGAATATATCGATTGCGCAAATGGATACACTACCGATAGTTTGGCAGGTGGTGCAAGTATTAGAGTATGTTCTTCTAACTTCCCAAGTGGTGTTGGATTAACAATAGAACCTTGTACTGATATTACAATTTGTAATACAAGTGCAGATTGTACAGGATGTACAATAGGGCCAACTACTACGACTACTACAACAACGGCAGCTCCAACTTTCTGTGATACTTACGATGGATTACCACAAGGTTGTTCTTCATCAGTAGATGCATGTAGTTCTGCATTAAGTTCTTCTGTATACTTTACAGGAACTTTACAAAATGGAACTCTATTGTATGATGCACAATGTATAAGTGGTATTTGTGATTTACCATTTAATCATTACGGCCCTGAATGGTTTAGAATTGGAAATAAAGTATTCTATTTAACAGGCAGTTGCAACAACGAAGTATCTCAATTAACAGGTTGTTGCGAATGTTGGACATTAGTAAATGAAGATACCGTCACAATAAACTACACATATACAGATTGTGGTGGTGCTCAATCTTCACCAAACTTAATAGCAGGTGGAGTTAGAAAGCATTGTATTGAAGCAGGAACTAACTTTATTGTAAATTCTCCTATTGGTGGATTATTAGGTGAATACGATTGTATGCAAGCTTGTTCAGGTAGTCCAACAGAATGTCCTGATTGTTCACCAACAACAACTACGACTACAACAACAAGTACTACGACTACGACAACAACAGCTGCACCTACAACTACAACAAGTACAACAACTACTACTACAACAGCAGCACCTACAACAACAACTACAACTGCTGCATCGGTTGATATTTACATTTCAAATTCTTCATTGGATATTCCAATTACTGATATGACAATAAATGGTACAAGTGTGACATGGGTAAGTGGTGGTGATGGTTTCCCAGTTCCTTCAGGTGAAAATGGTAATTTCTCTTCAACACAATTAGGAACACAAGATGTAGTGATTTACTATGGTGGCCATATTTCTGGTCAAAACATAACATTTACTGATTCTAATAGTAATGTAACTTGTCAAAACTTAAACGGAGGTGCAGGCTCATTTACAATAACAGGTGCAACGATTACAGGTGGAACTACAATCTATGTGACAGCAACAGATGGAGCTTGTTCATAAACAAATTCGTTTGCCATTGTTAAATAATAAACGAATGGCATATGAATGGCATAAGAATAGCTCCCGATAGGAATTTAAGATTTGTATGTGCTCAACCGGCAATAAAGTATTATGCTTGGCAGGTTGAAGTAATGTTAAATAACTTTGCAGCAATGGGTGTAAACCTAAACAATGTAGATATTGTTTGCTGGAAAGTTAATGGTGTAATACCAGAAGAATGGTCTAAACTTGCAAATGGATACCCTGCAAGATTTTTCTTTTATGATGATACACGAAAGACTCGTAATTATATTTCATCAATTAGACCTAATATCCTAAAACAGCATTGGGCAAACTTTCCAAATTTAGAAAACGAAGCAATCTTTTATCACGATTGCGATATCCTTTTTACTAAACCAATTAGTGAATGGATTTCACAAGAAATAATTAACGATAGTATTTGGTATGGTAGTGATACACGTTGGTATATTGCACATTCTTACATAAAAGGAAAAGGACAAGAAGTAATTGATTTGATGTGTGAAATAATGCATATGCCTGAAGAAATTATTGAAAAGAATGAATTGAATGCAATAGGTGCACAATATCTAATGAAAGGAATTGATGCGAATTATTGGGATAGAGTAGAAAGAGATTGTGAAGAATTATTTCAGAAAGTAACTCTACTCAATACAATGATAAAAGCAAACAATCCATCATATCACGAATTACAAATATGGTGTTCAGATATGTGGGCAGTTCTATGGGGTGCATGGAGATTAGGACATGAAACTCGTTGTTTACCTGAATTTGATTTTAGTTGGGGAACATCATCAGAAATGGATTATCATAAAATGAATATCATGCACAATGCGGGTGTAACAGGAGAAAGTAATGGATTATTTTATAAAGCAGGATATCAAAATGAATTTCCATACGGAAAAGAATTGGATATAAAAATTGAAACAGCGAGTTGGCATTATTGGGATTGGGTTAAGAAAACAGCAGAAAAATCAGTATTAATATGAAAACAAAAGTAGTTCATAGTGAAAACCCAATAGAACATTGGAGTGATATATCGGATGTGCAAGATAAAATTGTAATGGATTTAGGATGTGGTTGGTTATTTCAACCATTCCAATCAACACCAGAATATTTTATTAGTAGAGGTGCAAAATCCGTAATAGGAGTAGAAGCAGATGGTGGTGAAGTTCAAAAACTAAAAGGATTATATCCTAATCATACATTCATATGCAAAACAATTTTATCAGAAACGGATTTAATAGAATTGTTTGAAACTTACAGACCAGAAGTAATTAAAATGGATATTGAAGGATATGAAAGTGTTATCCATAAAATGACTATTGAGCAATGGAGTTCAATAGAAGAAATCGGTGTAGAATATCATAATCCTACTTGTAAAGAAATATTAGAAAGAAAATTATCAGAATTTGGTTTCGAAATAACTAATATTAATAGTTTTGGTTGGTTTGTAACTGACCTAAATATTATGGGAATAATGCATGCAAAAAGAAAATTATGAATATAACACATGCAACATATGGTGGTGTAGATTGTTTAGAAAAAATAAAATCGCTTGTAAGGGGTGATAAATTGATTTTAAGAGCATCTAATGAAATTATAGGTGATGTTCAACCTGGCGTAGTAAAGTGGCTTAAATTGGAGATAAATGGGGTTTCCTACGATATTAGAGAGGGAGATACATTTGCATACCCAAAATCGACTACCGATAGGCTAGGGATATGGTATTCTAATGACCAAAGAAACCATCCTGCAGTAATAAAATCACTAGAAACTTTAAAAATTGCAGCAGAAGGTAAAGCAGATATTGTTACCTGTGTTTGGAATAGAATAGAAACAAATCCATTTCACGAAGTTATTAGTTGGAATAGAAGTTCATCACATCTTAATCAATTATTACAAATCTTACAATGTATTTACACTGCAAAAACTATGGGTGAATACCGATATGTCAGTTTTTTAGAGCATGATGTAATGTATCCTGTTGGATATTTTGATTACCCTGAATTTGATAGAGGTGAAGTTTGGACAAATGTAAATTTTGCCGGAATTAATAGAGAAGGATGGCAACACAAAGGACAAAATGATGAACCGATGCATCAAATGACAATGCGTATAGAAGATGCTTTAGAACACTTTCATGGGATTTTAGGGAATGCCCTTACAACTAATAGTGGATTGATAGAAACTCAAACCCTGAACAGGAAACAATGGAATGCGGCAAATCCTGCGATACACATCAATCACAGCTCACACT